CATACATACTATCGCTACGGTTAGTAATGGCGGCACTACGGTAACTTACAACAAAGTTGTAAACATGGCTAACGCGTTGCCCCCGCAATATTGGTCGCTAGATTCAACTGCTTGGCACATTAGCCCCGCAATGATTCAAACATTGCGTCAATTAAAAGATACGGCGGGTTTGCCTTTGTTTTTGGAATTGGGCGAAAAAGATGGTTGCGCGATTGGTCACATTTTTGGTTGGCCCGTTATCCCTAACGCATACCTTTCTACAGATTTCCCAATGTACTTGGCAAACTGGAATCGCTTTTTAACGATTGGCGATACCGAACAAATGAGCATCCAAATGTTTGAACAAACACAAGCGGGTTTTGTAACGATGTACGCAGAAAAAAGAATGGTAAGCACCGTGCGCGACCCGTTCGCGGGCGTTCGTATGTCTGCCGCCTAAAGGGGGCTTAGATGTCAGTAAATAGCGATTTACTAGGTGCGCCTTACGGGGCATCTACCCGCAATCCGTTTAGTTATGTAAAAACAGAACAGATTGACCGTGATGTAGTTACGCCTTGGTTAACCTTGGATGAAATCACCAATCAAATAAATTTATTTGAAGATGAATCACAAGATGGTTATTTGCAATCATTAGAACTTGCAGTTCGTCAAGCCATTGAAGATTATTTAGGTCTATCTATTTTTTCAATTACTTACCGTGTTTGGTACGGTGCTGAAAACTTAGCCGCATCTCCCGTATGTTTGGATTTGCCCGAAGTATCGCAAAACCAATACCCCGACATGGCGGGCGTAACGATTGAACGCGTAGCGTATTGGGATAACAGTACACCGCCCGTTTTGACGGTGGTTTCTTCTACTCAATACTATTACGATGCAAGCGGCAATAAGGTAATTATTCAATCGTTGCCGACAACCATCAATAGCCAAATGACCGCGCCGATTATTTGCGAGTATTCAACCGCACCTAATCCGTTGCAAACCTATCCCGTTATTAAGCAAGCGGGTTTGTTATTGTTTACGCACTTGTATAACAATCGTAGCAATACAACTGACAATCAGTTAAAAGAAATTCCGTTTGGCGTGGCTACATTGTTGCGCCCATACAAACCTTTGGTGATGTAAATGGCAATTGCACGGTTTGAACAAATTACAGTCAATAATTTGGCGTTTGCTAAAAGTAGTTTTGGCGAACAAACAACCGCGCAAACTACTTGGTTTCGCACCCGTGCGCGTGTTCAATCCGTTGCCAACAGTTTAAAGATTTCGGAAAAGTACCGCCTTTATCAAGATGTAGTTAATTTCATTTTGAACTACACCCCAAACACAAGAACAATGGTTCGCAATCAAAACCTTTATTCAATCAATTACAACGGGTACGATTGGCGCATTGATAACATCCGTGAATCTGACGATAGGATGACCGTGGTTATCTTGGCATATAGAACTGACCCAGTAACGGCGGTATAAATGGCAACCCAACAAAATCCCGTTCAATACGGCAAAGCGATTCAGTATCAACTGCAAAGCATTGCATCGCCCGTACCCGTGTATGCGGCGTTCAATCGTAACTTTGCTACCGAACCTAAGTTTATTGTTTGGATGCTACGAAATGTGCATCAGGATGTTTATACAGGGCCAGTTCAATCGGTTAAGGGCATTGACCGCCCAACATTTCAGATAAGTATTTTTACGCAAGTAATAGAAGATGGTTTCACTATTTCCAATCAGATACTACAATCGCTACACGGATATAGCGGTTTGTTTGGCGGTGCAACTAATGGTTTTCAGATTGCTAAAGCCGATGTTTTTTGGCTTTACAACACCTATGACAATGATGAAAAGTTAGCCCAAATTTTTCTTGATTGCACCCTAGATATTCCAACATAAGACAACCCAACAACTTTTGAAGGAACTTTTAAAATGGCACTACCAAACAAAATAATGGCGGGTTTTAGCGCGGCGTTATATGCCCAATCAGGCGCAACACCTATCGCACTAACACTTGCCCAACTTTCAACCCTTGGAAATGTTGCACCTATTGCAGTTATAGGTAATCTAATTCCAGTAGAAGCCGTACCCGCATTTGGGCAAGATGATGCCGTTGCTAGTTTCGGTGTAGCGGGTTCGCGTCAATCTGACAAAATCCCAACGCAATCCGCACCAACATCACTTAGCGTTACCGCCGCATGGAATCCTAGCGACACAATGCTTTTGCTGATGCGCGGCGATGCGTATAGCGGCGTTATTGACCGTACTTTTGTAGTTAGTGCTACCGAAGGGTCAAACATTGTTTATTATGCCTTTAACGCCCGCGTAAGCCAGTTTACGATTGATTCAAGCCCTAGTGCTGAAGCCAAATGTAATTTCACCATTCACCCCCGTGGAAATCTCTACGGTTGGTCTAACAACGCCTAAAGGAATATCATGGCTATACCAAATAAAGTTTTAGCGGGTTTTAGCGCATCGTTGTATATGCAAAGCGCGGCAACGCCTACACCACTTACAACGGCAAACCTTTCCGTATGGACAGGGCAAGTTACAACTATCGTAGGCACGGCGGCTAACGGTACTGGCGGCGCGGGTGTTTTGTTGCCCGTGGAAGCCGTACCCGCATTTGGTCAAGATGATGCGGTTGCATCTTTTGGCGTTGCGGGTTCGCGCCAAAGCGATAAGATTCCTACGCAATCTGCGCCTACATCGTTAAGCATTACCGCGGCTTGGAATCCAAGCGACACCGCGTTATTGCAAATCCGTTCTGATGCTTATAGCGGTACGGTTGACCGTACTTTTGTGGTTGCCGCGGTTGACGGTGCTAATACGGTTGCGTATGCGTTCAATGGTCGCGTTTCACAATTCACAATTGATGCAAGCCCAAGCGCAGAAGCAAAATGCAATTTTACAATTCATCCGAGGGGCAACCAATACGGTTGGTCTAATAACACATGATGACCGTAGAAGAAGCCGTAGAAGTTCTAAGCACTACCTACCAATCACTTGATGCGGTTGCACAAGGGATGGTAGTAGATGCCGAAGAACTAGAAGATGCCATTGCCGCCGCTGATGCGGATTCTGTAGAAGCGGTATGTTTAAAAGTTCTAAGTAAATACAATACATAATATGCAAACGACAATAAAAGACAGTAACGATTTATTGAACTTCTTGGTAGCCCAATCCGATTCGCGTAAGGATTGGTTTGGGTTTACCGCACAAAAATTAACTGCTATTTCTTTGGCGCACGACATTGCCGCAAACCATGCGGATAAGTTTACGCCCGATGAAATCGTAGATTATGTACATTCGCTAAACAACGCGTTGTACCAAAAGATTATTAAACCGATGGGCTAATCATGGGCGTTACTTTCAAAATTGAAGGTTTGAAAGATGTGTACGCCGCATTTGAAGAATTAGCCACGGAAATTGGCGACAAGAAAGCGCAAAGCAAGATTCTTGTACCCGCCGCACGGGAAGCGATGCAACCTGTTTTATCCCAAGCAATGTCAAACGCCCCAATGGATACTGGCGGCTTGCGCCTTTCTTTGCAAGTAGAAGCACGGCGACCGACTAAGCGCGACAGGCGTTCTAAATACATTACTGATAACGATACCGTGATAGCCGCGGTAACTACCGCATCGGGTAAAAAGTTAAAAGCAATGAGTGAGGGAAAAGGTTTGTTAGCCGCCCGCCGCAAACTAGCCAAGATGGGCGTTGCCAATGCTGATAAATTTATGGGCGTACAAGGTGATGCCCGCGCAATAGCACAAGAATTTGGTACGTCTAGGAATGGTGCAAAATCATACCTACGCCCTGCAATGGAATCCCAAAGCCAACAAACCGCCAAGCGGCTAGGGGAAATTTTAGGTAGGCGAATAAATCAATACAGGATGAAAAATAAATGACAAAATTTAGTTCAGCGTTTGGGGATAAATACCAAACAAATAGAAAGAACCTTTTAATCCGCACATTTGAATTGGGCGGGCATACTTTTAAAGTACGCATCCCTTTGGTTGCTGAATCGGATGCCATCTACAAAAAGGTTTCTGAACCCGATGAAGAAACAGTAGAAAAGGTTTACCAAGAAATTACCAAACCTTTGCGTCAATTTGAAAACAATCAAACCGAAGAATTTAAGTTTACCGACAATGATATTTTGGTTGACGGGCGTTCTATGCGTGAAGCGGCTAAAAACAAAGCCATCACCGAAGCCCGCATTACTGAATTTTTTAAGTTACTTGTTCCTGAAATGGAAGGCGTAACCTTTGAAGATTTGACTTATGCGGATATTGAAGAAGAATTCCCTATTGCCGTGCAGATGCAGATTGTGGAAAAGATTGGCGAAGTAATTAGCCCAACCTATAGGGAAGCGCGGGGAAACTAATAGGCTCATTGAAAAGCCAATGCCTAGCCGCAATGATTTTCAATGGGCATACCCTAGAAACAATAGCCGAATTAGACGATGTAACTTTGGCAAACATTCAAACAATGTATGCCGATGGAATGATTGGAAATTATGGCGTTCTTACTCAATTGGCAACCCTGACAAATGGGGTGTTTAATTACATGAGAACGGCAAGTTCGCCGCCATATAAACTAGCCAACATTTTGGGTAGTGCGTATGATTACATCTACCCGCCTTTATCTGATGATAAGAAAAAAGCGGCGGTAAACGATAGCCTATTAGCATTTATGCAACAGGCACAAGGATTTGATAAAACATTGTTTGGGGTAAAAGATGGCTAATATGATTGCCCGCCTTGGCGTAGTGCTAGGGCTTGATACCGCAGAATTCAATAAAGGTATTGAAAACGCGGGTAAGAAACTTGAACAATTTAGCCAAACCGCTGAAAGGTTTGGAAAGATAGGCGCAACCGCATTGGTTGCCGCTAGTGCCGCCGCACTTCAATACGCCGATGAATTAGCCGATGTAGCCAAAGCCAATGATGTTGCTATTGGAACAGTTCTTAAACTATCTAATGCCCTTGCTAACGCGGGCGGCAAAGCAAGTGATTCAGGCAAACTTTTAGCATCGTTTACAAAGTTTATTGATGAAGCCGCGGGCGGCTCAGTTGAAGCACAAAAAACAACAAAGATGTTGGGCATTAGCCTACAAGATTTAGGCAAACTTTCCGAAGAAGAATTGTTGAACAAAGTTGTTAAAAATCTTGGTTCAATGGAAGATTCAGTAACGCGCAATGCCAAAGCAATGGATGTTTTTGGCAAAGCCGCCAAAGGTGTAGATTTTGTTGCCCTTGCCGAAGATATGGGCAAGACAAATAAACTTACTGATGAACAAGCAATTGGGGTTCAGCAAGCCGCGGATGCCTACGATATGTTGGCGCAAAATGCGCGTGACACAATGTTAATTCTTAGCGCGGCACTTGGGCCAGTTCTTAAAACAACGCTAGATTACATAAAAGACATGAAAGGCGAAACTAGCCTTTTAGGTGAAATCTTTAAAACTGTATTTCAAACCGTTGCAGTTCTTGGGGCTAATGTTGCGTTTGTATTTAAAGGCATTTCCGATGAACTGGTGCATACCTATCAAAACGCAAAGATTCTTGTTACAGAAGGCGTTGATGCCGCTATTGCCGCCAATAAAAAATACGATGCCTACCGCGCATCACAACGCCAAAATTTAGATTTCTTTGAATCCCAAATTATGGGTACAAGTTACGGGCGTAGTGGCGTACATCCTGACCGTACCGATAACAAATTGCCCGCCGCTAGTGTGGGTAGAACTGTTACTAAAGCCCGCGATAAAGATGCTGAAGAAGCCGAACGCCGCAGATTAAAAATGATTGCGGATTTAAACCGCGAAGCACAAAGGTACGCAAAACTTCTTTTGGATATTGAAGGGCAACAAGTAGCCGCATATACAAGCGAAGCCAAGCGTATTGAAAAAGAACAACGCGGTTTAGAAATTAAAAATCAATTGTTATTCATTGACCAAAAAACAATGGATATGAGGTCAGAAGATGCACATTTAACACGCGATTTATATTTATCAGAACAAAAGCGTTTAGATGCTATTACAGAAATTAACCGCAATAATCTTTTAGATGTGGATGCAAAAGAACAATTAGTAGCAAGGGAAAACGCATTAGCCGATGCAACCGAACGCTATCTACGCGCACAAAACCAAGCGGTTAAAGCGCAACGCGAAGGAACTGGCGAACAAGGTTTTTTAAAAGAAGGCGCAAAGTTTTTCCGCGATATGCCTACAGATTTAGAAAACGGCGCAAAGGCATTTCAATCCGTCATGGGCAACATGGAAAGCGCGTTAGATAACTTTGTTCGCACGGGCAAGTTATCGTTTAAATCCTTGGCGCGTAGCATCATTCAAGATTTGATTGCAATTCAATTACGCGCATCGGCTACAGGAATATTTAAACAATTGTTTGGTATGTACGCGGGTGGTGGCTTTGGTACTGGCAACGCATACGGCAACCAAGACCTTGGCGGGTTCTTAGCCGATGGCGGTTCTGCTAATGCTAATACGCCTTATGTTGTTGGTGAACGCGGCCCTGAACTATTTGTACCCCGTTCATCAGGTACAGTAATTCCTAACCATGCTTTAGCGGGCGCGGGCGGTACTACGATGGTTACAAACAACTACATTAACGCCATTGATACTAAATCGTTTGAAGAACGCCTATACGGTAGTTCTAACGCAATTTGGGCGGCAAATCAATACGCCAATAAATCGTTGGCGGTGAATAGGGGTCGGGCATGAGTTTCCAAACCATCTTTGAAATACAACAATCCATGACGGTTAACAACCGCCGTATGGTTGGACAACAAGTAGCGCGTTCGGGTTATATCACCGTAGCGCAATACCTAACCGCCGTGCCTTGGGTGTTTACTATTCAACCCCATGCTTACCTTTACTATCCGCAAGTTCGGGATATTATCCAATCTATTGACAACCTTGATAGGCAATTGCCCGAACAAATTAGTTTTGCAAGTACAAATCTACAATGGTTTGTAAAGATGCGGGGAACTGCTACGGCGGCAACCCTAAACGGTACACCCGCGGCAAATACGCAAACACTTGCGTTAACTTCTAACGGCACATTTAAGGCGGGCGATTTCATTATGGTTGGCGGTTATGTGTACAAGATTACCGCAGATAGCGCGGGTTCATCGGTAGGCATACATCGCCCCTTGATTGGTACGCCATCATCGGGTACAACTGTTTTTTTGGGAACTGCTTGCACATTTAATGTTGTTGCAGAATCATGCCCAACATATACATTAAACCCAATGACCGATGGCGCGTTTGTGCAATGGGATTCGCCATTTGTTTTTAGAGAATACATCGTATGACAACAATTAACGCGGTAACTGGTTATCAAATTAACCATGCGGAATTTGTAAAACTTACCGTTGGCAATGCGGGAACTGTTTACACATTCTGCAACGCCGCCGCGCCTATCACGGTTGGCGGCATTACCTTTTCAAATCTTGGTGCGTTACTTAGCGTTGGCGATGTTCAGCGCGATATTAAGGCTACATCGGATGACATGACCATTCAATTGACGGGCATCAACCCAACCAATGTGGCATTGATTCTTAGTAGCGACATTAAAGGTTCATTGGTAGAAGTATGGCGCGGTTTTTTTGACAGTAACAACCAAATCATTACTACGCCTACAACACAATTCTTTAAACGCTACCAAGGCATCATCAATAGCGTTTCTATTACCGAAGATTTTAATTCTGAAGCGCGTACACGCATTGCAACTTGTTCTATTTCGTGTTCATCAATGCGCCGTATTTTGGAAAACAGATTATCGGGCGTTAAAACAAATCAAAACAACTGGCAATTTATTTATAGCGGCGATACATCTATGAACCGCGTAAGTGAAATTTCAAATACATTTTTTGATTTTGGTTCACCGCCTAAAACAAATACGCAAGCAAGCGAAACAACAACGACATTAGACCAAAGTGAAACTGGTGGCACATGATAAGACCCGCGACAAGATACGACATTCCTAGACTGTTAGAAATTGTGGAGGCTTACGCCTATGAAAACCCTATTAAAAAACTTGGCAAACCGTGTAATCATTTTCCTAGGTATGTTGAAGAACTATTGTTTAGCATCATTCAAGGGCGTGGGTTTATTTTTGTGGACTCGAATCTTAGAGGTGCAATCGTGGCTTATAAAAGTTCTAACATTTGGTCACCCAAAGTAAAAGAATTAAACGAACTTTTGTGGTGGGTAGAACCTGAACACCGCAATGGTACGGTTGGCGGTAGGCTTTGGAAAGCATTTGATGAACGCGCACAAGCGATGTTAAAAGCGGGTGATGTAGATTTTGTTTGCACATCAATTTCCGCTAACGGCCCGTTGATTGATTACACGCGCAGGGGCTACAAAGCACTTGGCGCAACTTTTGTTAGGGAATGAAATGGTTGCAACTTTAATTGCGGGTTTAGAGTTAATTGGCTTTTCTACGGCAATGGCAACTTTTGCCGTTAACTTTGCCGTTTCTTTTGTTGTTACTCGCGCCTTTGCCGACAATCCTGAAACACAACAGGATATGGGCGTAAGGCAACAAGTACCCCCAAGCGCAGTTAATGCTATTCCTATTGTGTATGGCAATGCCTACATGGGCGGCACATTTGTTGATGCGGTACTGACAACCGACCAAAAAACGATGTATTACGTTTTGGCTATTTCAAGTATTAGCCCCAATGGGCAATTTACTTTTGATAGAACCGATATGTACTACGGTGATAGAAAGATTACTTTTGATGCTACAGATTTAACAAAAGTTGTTAGCCTTACCGATGAAGCGGGAAATGTAGATACAAAGATTAGCGGCAACCTTTACATTAACCTTTATACATCTACCGCGGGCGGCACAATTACATCCGCTAACGGCGCATCATCACCTAGCACGGTAATGGGCGGTAGCGATATTGCGGCGGGGCAAAGATGGACAGGCACAAGGCAAATGAACAGTTTGGGCTTTGCCATTGTCAAACTAATTTACAACCGCGATGCTGATACGACACAACTGCAACCCATCACATTTAAAGTAGCGCATACGCTAAACGGAACAGGCGTAGCCAAAGCAGGTGATGTTTGGTATGACTACATCACAAATTCTGTTTACGGCGGTGCAATGGATGCGGCGTTTGTAGATAGCGCAAGCGCAACGGCATTAAATGTATATGGCGACCAAACAATAACATTTACAAACAGTAGTGGCAACCCATCTACGCAACCGCGTTACCGAATCAATGGCGTGTTAGATGCAGGGCAATCAGTATTAAGTAACATTGACCGCATCGTATCTGCTTGCGATTCTTGGATGACCTACAACGCCGCGTTGGGTCAATGGTCAATCGTAATTAACAAAGCCGAATCTACGGCGTATGCGTTTGATGATGACAACATCATTGGAGAAATTCGCGTTAGTGCAACCGATATTACAAGTTCAATTAACCAAGTTGAAGCGCGATTTCCCTTTAAAGAAAACCGCGACCAAGCCGCATTTGTAAACATCGAAACGCCTAGCGGTTTACTGTATCCCAACGAACCCGTTAACAAGTATTCAATTACTTATGATTTGGTTAACGATTCGGTGCAAGCGCATTACCTTGCTAACAGATTGCTTGAACAAGCAAGGGAAGATTTAATTGTTTCGTTTAGCACAACATATTACGGCATCCAAGTTGATGCGGGAAATGTAGTTAGCGTTACCAATTCTGATTACGGTTGGAACGCCAAACTGTTTCGCGTAATGAAAGTTAATGAAGCATCTTTACCTGATGGTGGTTTAGGTGCACGTTTAGAATTAAGCGAATACAACGCGCAAGTTTATGATGACCAAGACATAACGCAATTTACGCCCGTACCTAATAGCGATTTGGCATCGCCCGTTTTCTTTTCTGCGTTAAGCGCACCTACGGTTATAGCATCACGCCCAAGCGATGCAGTACCTAGTTTTGATGTGCAAGTATCAATCCCCGCAACGGGTCGCGTAACCTTTGGCACTTTGTTTTATTCAATAAATCCATCTGACCCATTGGCGTGGAAAGTTTTAGATAGTGCATCATCGCCCAACAATACGCCCGTTACAAACAGTACAAATTACACATTTGCAAATCAAGTATTGCCCGCAGGAACTTTTTACTTTACCTACACGGTAGGCAACGAAATCGCATCATCGCAACGAAGCGCAAATAGTGCGGCTTTTGTTTGGTCGCCAACGGGTGCTACTGGCCCTGCGGGAACAAACGGATTAACCGCGCTAACGGCGTACAGAGTACAAAGCCAATCTAGTGCTACCCCAACATTTACAACGCCTACAAGCGGTGCTACCGCCCCTAGCGGTTGGTCATTGTCTGCCCCTGCGGTAGCGGTTGGTCAAGTAATGTGGTACATCCAAGGTAGATATAACAGTAACGCGGTAACGATTGATGGCGTAGCGGCGGGAACAACCGCATGGACAGGGCCAGTAGCGGCAAGCATTTTTCAAGACATCCGTTCGGATAACTGGAATGGTTCTAACCCGCCCACTTATGGTTCATCAGGAACTTACGGTACAACGGGTTATTACATTCAGCAATCAACTGGTGATGCCTACTTTAACCGCGGCATCTTTAGGGGTACGGTTGAATCTTCGGTTTCAGGTAGCCGCATTGTTTTGGGCGAATCCGCTTCTGAGTTTTTAAAGGTTTACGATTCTGTTGGAACTACAGTTTTCCGCGTTGCGGGTGTTGCGGGTTTGTACACCAACGTACAAATTGCAGGTGCAAGTAACACTTTAGGTTTAGGCGCGTTATCCGTTACAAACGCATCAGGATATGGCGGTAATGCGTTTAATTGTACTAATAATGGAACGGGTCACGGCATAACGTCTATTGCAAATAGTACGGGGTCAACAAGAAATTCTGTACTTGCAGTTGGTTACGGAACAAGCACTAACGGCGCGGCGTTATATGCGGCAAATTTAGGAAACTACGGCATTTATTGTTCGGGTCAGTTTGGCATTGATAACAGTACCGTAGTTACTAACCTTAACGCTAATTATTTGCAAGGCTATACGGCAAGCAATTTTATGTTGACGGGTAGCACCGCAACAGATTCAAACGCGCTTGGCGGTGTTACGGCATCATCTTGGGCTAGGATTTTTCCGACAAATTCAGGAACGGCAAATGCGGGCGGTTCGGGCGTTAATTTGCTTGGTAGTACATCTACGGGAATTGCGGGCGCGTATGTAGGAACAAGCGGTACAAGCAACATTGTTACGTTTACTGTACAAACAACAAGCCCATCCGATATACGGCTAAAAGAAGAAATTGCAGATAGTAATTTAGGTTTGGCTTTTGTTAAACAATTACGCCCCGTATCGTACAAACTTAAAGCCGACCCTAAACATCAAAAAGGTTACGGGTTTATTGCTGATGAAGTTGAACAAATTATTGGGCTAGATTCATCATTGGTTTACCATGAACCCGATTGGAAAGTTGGCGATGAAACAGGATTTAAAACAATTCATTACCCATCGTACATTGCGGTTTTAACAAAAGCCATACAAGAACTATCCGCAAAAGTTGAAGCATTAGAAGCACAATTGAAAGGTTAAATATGCCAAGAGAAATTAACATTCCCGCCGAAACAATTTACGAAGATATTAGAACAATTGAAGAAGTACCTAACCAAACTGTTAGCGTTGTTGTTGGGCAAACGGATTCAACTGGCAAATTCATTGTTCCGCAACAATATAGAACCTATGTAATCGAAGGCGCAAATTACATTGCACTAAACGGTGCGCCTACGGCAAATTACCCCGATAAACCTGATGGCACTTATCGCAATGAAGATTTATGGTATTTTATTGATTTATTAAAACAATCTTGATAAGATAACGACACTACAAGACATCACCGCCCGCGGGTACGCGGATGTTCTACCTATGTATAGAGAACGCTAAGATGGCACACGTTTACTGGTTGCATTTACCAGAACATACCAATTTTTTGACCGAAGGTTACATTGGCGCGGCTTCAGACATTGAAGCAAGGTTGCGTAGCCACAAGCATCGGTTTAAAAAAATGTGGGAAAAGATTTCTGTCAAGATTTTTGTTCAATCCACTATTGATTACTGTTTTGAATTAGAAGCAAAACTTCGCCCAAATCGAAATATTGGTTGGAATGTAGCCGCAGGGGGCTATCGAAACAATGTAATGTATGGCGAAGAAAACCCTAATTTTGGCAAATTTGGCATGGATGCGCCTCATTATGTTGGCTCATATCAAACCCCATTAGGTTTATTTGATTCTTCTACACAAGCCGCAAAAGCACATGGCGTCTATGTAAGTACAATTGCTAGAAAATGCCGTGGTCGCATAGTCAATGGCAAGTTTATACAACCTCAAAAGGGTTGGAGTTTCATTCGAAAGGCAGGGTAAAGTCATAGCACTCTTTTCTAAAAATGTAATCACGCAAGTAAGCGGATTTGACAACCCCCTGATTACGGGCGAACTTGTCTATAACCAAAAATGGTATTGGAATCTAACGATTCTTGATTCTGCGGGTTTGCCAGTTAACCTATCCACGGCAACCATTACCGCAGATATTGCGCGTAGGCAAATTTCAAACTTGATTGATACCCGTAATGGGCTATCTTTTGATGTAGCCAACTATACGCCCGTTCCTACCGCTATCAACCTAACGATTAGCAACAAGGTAAACGCCGCGGGTTCTTTTACATTGGTAATTGATGACACCGCTTGGGGTCTAATTAACTCTGACCCACAACTAAAAATTGATGAACAAAACCCCGTTTGCTTTACGGGAAAAATCAAGATTGCATTTGCCGCTAACTCCCCAACGCCCGCCGAAGATAACATTATTTTCTTAATGTTCTTGGTTCGTTCGGATGGTGTTACTGTACTTTAAGGGGATTTGAAAATGGCTATTTCTAAAGTTGTTGTAGTTGATGGTAACAACCTTATTGTTCGCATTGACCGCGGTGTCGCGGGTCGGGGCGTAACCGATGTTGAACCTGTTGTTATTGATGGTTCTTTGTACCTTGTTTTTACATTTTCTGATGGCACTACGGAAACGGTTGGGCCAGTTGGCACAATTCAATATGTTGGGCAAGCACCTATTGTTGTAAACGGTTCTACCATTAGTTTAAGTACCGTTCCCGTTAACTTAGGCGGTACGGGACAAGTTACCGCCAACGCAGGGTTTAACGCCCTTGCGCCTACGCAAACAGGCAATTCAGGCAAGTACCTTAAAACTGATGGCACTAATTCCGCTTGGGATTTGTTAGACATTTCTACCGCCGATATTACTGGCGTGTTACCACTTGCCAATGGCGGTACTGCATCATCTACCGCAAGCGGTGCGCGTACAAACCTAGGCTTGGGTACTATCGCCACACAAAATGCAAGTAGCGTTGCTATTACGGGCGGCACTATTACAGGAATTACCGACCTTGCCGTAGCCGATGGCGGTACTGGTGCAAGCGATGCGGCAGGGGCAAGAACAAACCTTAACGCGGCTAACCAAGCAACAACCATTACCGCGGGTACAGGGCTTTCGGGCGGCGGTGATTTATCTGCTAATCGCACAATCAACATTGCAAATACAACGGTAACTGCGGGTGCGTTTGGTTCTGCATCTAACACCCTTACGGCTACAGTAAATGCACAAGGTCAGTTAACCGCATTGGCGGCAACCCCGATTGCAATTGCAAATACCCAAGTATCGGGTTTGGGTACGATGTCAACGCAAAATTCCAATGCCGTAACAATTACGGGTGGAAGCATTACAGGCATTACCGACCTAGCCCTTGCTGATGGCGGTACAGGCGCGTCTAACGCCCCTGATGCGCGTTCTAATCTTGGCTTGGGTAGTGCGGCAGTATTGAACGCGGGCGTTGCTTTGGGCGTTGCTACGCTAGATGCGGGCGGTACTGTACCTTTGTCGCAAATCCCTGCAAGTATTCAGGGCGGCGTAAGTTACCAAGGCGCATGGAACGCATCAACCAATACGCCTACGCTTGTATCTAGCGTTGGTAGCAAAGGTTACTATTATGTTGTTTCCGTTGCGGGCAATACAAACCTTAACGGTGTAACCGATTGGTTGGTAGGCGATTGGGCAATCTACAACGGTACGGCATGGGAAAAGATAGATAACACCGACCAAGTGGCAAGCGTTAACGGTTACACGGGCGTTGTTGTTTTATCTAACACCGATGTTGGCGCACCGCCTACAAGCCTAACAATCAGCGCGGGAACGGGTTTAACTGGTGGTGGTAGCCTAGCCGCCAACCGCACCATTTCAATTGCTAATACAACCGTTACCGCCGCGCCTTACGGTACGGCAAGCGCAGTACCTACATTTACAGTAAATGGTCAGGGTCAACTAACCGCGGCATCTGATGTAACGATTGCCGTTGCCAATACGCAAGTATCAGGGCTTGGCACGATGTCAACCCAAAACGCAAATAGCGTTGCCATTACAGGCGGTAGCATCACGGGCATTACCGATTTGGCTATTGCCGATGGTGGAACGGGTGCAAGTACGGCGGGCGGCGCATTAACTAACCTTGGCGCGATTGGTTCTATTACATCTACGGATGGTTCTATTGTTGTAACGCCATCAGGAACAACTGTTAACTTGGCAGTATCGGAAGCATCCCCCGCTTCTACTTTGTTAACGCAAGTTCGTAATACTACGGGCGCAACTTTAACTAAGGGTACTGTTGTTTATATCTCAGGTGCTACGGGTCAGATTTCAACCGTAGCAAAAGCCATTGCTACGGGCGATTCAACATCCGCGCAAACCTTGGGCATGATAACAAGCAACCTAGCAAACAATTCAAACGGATATGTAACCGTTTTTGGTTTGCTAGAAAACATGGATACATCCGCATACACCGATGGCGCACAACTTTATTTAAGCGGTACGGTAGCGGGCGCGGTAACGGCTACAAAACCATCTGCGCCTATCCACTTGGTTTATGTTGCAGTTGTTGAATACGCGCATCCAACGCAAGGTAAGTTGTTGGTCAAAGTTCAGAACGGATATGAACTTGATGAAATACACGATGTATCAATTGTTACGCCCGTAACAGGACAAACACTTGTTTACAACGCAAGCACCGATTTATGGGTTAACAATACCGTATCTTTAACTGCGGGCGTTAACGGAACATTACCCGTTGCTAACGGCGGTACGGGCGTTACAACTTCTACGGGTTCGGGTTCGGTAGTTCTATCTACAAGCCCAACATTGGTTACGCCTTTGCTTGGAACGCCTACATCGGGTGTTTTAACTAACGCAACAGGCTTGCCTTTAACAACGGGCGTAACGGGTACATTGCCAATTGCTAACGGCGGTACGGGGCAAACAACGGCGGCGGCGGCTATTACCGCGTTGTCGGGTACGCAAACATCGGGCTATTATTTGCGTTCAAACGGAACTAATACGGCACTTGCGGCAATCGTTGCGGGTGATGTACCAACGCTAAATCAAAACACGACAGGCACGGCGGCAAACATTACCGCATCAAGCAATGCAACGCTAACAACTTTAAGTTCTTTAAGTTTGGCAGGGTCGCAAGTAACAGGCAACATCACAGGCAATGCCGCAAATGTCACGGGTACGGTTGCTATTGCTAATGGCGGTACAGGGCAAACAACTGCTAACGCGGCTTTTAATGCTTTAGTGCCAAGCCAAACAGGTAACTCAGGCAAATACCTGACAACCGATGGCTCAAACAGTTCTTGGGCAACAAACCCATTGGGTACAGTCACATCTGTTGGCGGTACTGGCACAGTCAATGGCATTACCCTAACTGGCACAGTTACATCATCTGGCAATCTGACATTGGGCGGTACGTTGTCTAATGTTAGTTTGACAAGCCAAGTAACAGGAACACTCCCTACTGCCAATGGCGGTACAAACCTAACATCATTCACAT